TAATCACGGGACTGATACAGATAACATTGACCGCCGCGCTGACGCTAGCCGGGGCGATAACGCAGCGGGGAAGCAAGGTGTTCGACGCCGCGCTATCGTTCGCTGGTGCGACCGCCCAACTGATACAGAGGGTCGTCGCACTCGTTGCCGCATTGACCTTCGTCGGCGCCATAGGCCGCCAAGCGAATCGCATGTTGAGCGGAACGCTTACCTTTGTCGGCACCATCGGGCGAGCGATGCGACTGACGCTATTAGCGGCACAGGCGCTCGCGGGGGCGATAATACGACGGCTAAACCTCGCCTTATCTGCATCGTTGTCATTCGCGGGCGATGTTGCCAGGCGGATTCAGCTAACGTTGACAGGAGCGCTTACCTTCGTGGGCGTTGCCGCTATGATGCACCAGGCCATCATCTCGCTGACAGCGGTGCTATCTTTTGTTGGCGCTATCACGCGACAGGGCCGATTGACACTGGTGGCGGTGCTATCGTTCGCAGGCGGCATTGCGCGGGCGGGCCAATTGACGCTGACGGCGGCGCAGACCTTCGTCGGCTCGCTGACGCAGGCACTCACGCGCACGCTCGCGGGCACGCTCACGCTCGCGGGCGAAGCCATCAAGCAGGCGCGTCTTACACTAATGGGTGCTTTGGCGTTCGCGGGTGCCATCGCCGCGATACGGCAGGTGATAGTCGCGCTGATGGCGGCAATAACATTCGCCGGGATTATCGTGAGGCAAGGACGCTTGGCGCTCGCGGGTGCAATGACGCTGGTAGGGGCAGTTGCCGCCCAGGGCCGTCTCGTGTTGGCTGCCGCGCTCACATTCGCCGGAGCTATAGCCAGGGCGACGGCCACCAGGCTAGTCGGCGCTATCGCTCCAGTCGGTAGCCTGGTCAAGGCGTCCGCGCTCACGTTCACGGGCGCGCTATCATCCGCTGGCGCGCTAATCCGAGGGGTGCAACTACGCCTGGCGGCAGCGTTGACCTTCGTCGGCGACTTCTTTACTGGCACTGGACTACAGGTGTTTTTGGCGGCAACGTTGACGCTGGCGGGCAGCATCGCCAAACAGGGACGCCTTACAATGACGGCGGCGTTGTCTTTGGCTGCGGTGATAATTCGAAGCGTCGCTACTACACTATCGGCGGCTATCACGCCGATAGGAGTTATCACCCGAACGGTGGCGTTGGGGCTGGCAGCAGTCATCGCTCCGGTAGGCGCCATCGCCAGAGCGATAATGCAAACACTGACGGCGATGCTGGCGCCAGCAGGTGACATTATTCGCCAAGTGCGGCTGCGACTATTGGCTGCCCTAACGTTCGTCGGCAATGCCGTAGCCCAAAAGCTCGTCGGCCTGATAGCCATAACGTTGACGGCGGCTCTATCATTGGCGGGGGCGATACAGCAGCAGGGCAACCGGACATTGACGGCGATGCTGACGCTAGTGGGTGCGTTGACGCGGGCGACGGCTACTGTGTTGATGGCGGTATTGGCCTTCGTCGGTGATACCACAAAGCAAGGGCAGCTCGGCGCGGCGGCGACATTAGATTCAGTTGGCGCAGTGGCTCGCGGCGTCAATCGCACGATAGCGGGCGGGCTTAGCTCGGCGGGCGCGACGGTCAAGCAGGGCGCGCTCAACATGGTGGCAGTGCTATTGCCTACCAGCCTAATCGGTATCGGTGCCCGCCTGTTCCTGATAGGACTGACGGCAACGTTGACTATGGCGGGTGCGATAGCGCGCGGCGGGCGGCTTACACAGACGGCGGCGCTGACCATGATTGGTGCTACGCAACATGCCGTCGCTTTGGGCATAATGGCTTCTCTTAGTCTTGCGGGTATTATAGGGCGAGCCTTGAGTCGCACCGTGTCAGGGGTGCTGGACTTCGTCGGCTCGATAATCCAATGGTTCCTCGGCGTCCGCCCAGCGACGGTGACGCTGAGCGATGCGGCGACGGCGACGCTCACACTCACCGACGAAGCCATCGCCACCATCATCGCCGCCGACATTTACCTGGCGACGCTGGTAGCGGCGGATGCGCTGACGGCGACGGTTACGCTCACCGATACTGGTGAGGCAACACTCACAATCTCAGATGTGGCGGTCTAGGTGAGAGATAGTTTGATGCTTACTTATGATAGACAACAAACCTTGTCGCTCAAAAGGTTGACTAAATGAACAGCTATTGGCCAGGCACGCAAGTCAAGATGTCTGCGGTATTCCAGGTTGCTGGCGTGGATACCGATCCGACGATAACGATACTCTATTATCTGTCCTCCACTGGTGGACTGGTGACCATATCGACATCGGGCGCCCCTGCATTGACACGCGATGCCGCTGGGCAATTCCACTACGATGTAGTGCCAGGCACTTCGCAGGTCGGGACGTGGTATTACCGCTACGTGGGCACGGGCGCGGCGGCGGTATCCGCCGAGGGCGCGTTCGTGGTGCGAGACACGAGGTTCGGATAATGGCATACGTTGACCTGATCGAGCTGAAGAACTACCTCGGCATATCCGGCGAGGGCGACGATGAAAAACTAGAGTCGGCTATCGATGCGGCGCAGAAGGGCATCGAGTCGATGTGCAAGACGCGATTCGAGGGCAGCACGGGGACGCGATACTACCGCGAGCAGGACTTGAAGATGCTGCCCGATATTGGCCCTGGCACGCAGAAGGTCTTGTGGCTCGGCGAAGACCTGCTCAGCGTATCGACGCTGACCAATGGCGACGCCACCGCCGTATCGTCTACGTCCTACTGGCTGGAGCCGCGCAACAAGCCGCCGTACCAATATATCCGGCTGCGCACCGACGAGTCGTGGGTGTTCAACACCGATGGCGAGGTCGAGGTCGCTGGCACGTGGGGCGCGTCTACAGCGGCTGACGCTATGATCCGCGAGGTAACGCGCGAATATGCCGCCTATCTCTACCGGCTCAAGGACAGCCAGGTGTTCGATACCGTCGCGCAGCCTGATATGGGCATCATAACGATACCGCAGGGATTGCCGCGCCACATGGTCAAGGCGCTGGAGCAGGGCGGCTATGTCCGCCACGTGAGGTTCGCATGAGCGTCGCCACCACCTATGCCAAACTGTGCTCGGTGGTCGCTGCCTCGTCGGGCATCGTGGCTTGTTCTACGTCGCTGCCGACGGCGCTCAACGATGCTAGGCTACCCTGGGCCATTATCCTGCCGGGCGCGGCGGAATGGAATGAACACGCCAGCGGGCTGAAACGGCAGATACGCACCTACACAATCCGCGTCTACGTCAAGCCGGTCGCACAGGGCCTGGGCTATGATGAAGGTTTTACGGCTTGCCTCGGCCCGCTGAATGCGTTGGGTAACACGATATTGGGCAATATCAGCCTGGACAATACGGTAGACGAGATACGACAGCCGATACCGGATACTGGTATCACAGTATTGTCGTTCAACGGTATCGACTATCACGGCTTCGAGTACCGATTGCAGATAACAGAAAAAGGCATATAGGAGGTTCAACATGCCTGCAACAGCAGCCAAAGTAGTCCAGATCAGTAGTGCCGAGGGCACCTGGGGTTCGACAGGCGTCGCCACAATCAAACTGCACGGCATCACCGACGCCACGCTCAGGATTCTCGATAACGTGGAGACGGTGCCATCGGTAGGATGGTATGGGCCGTCGCCGGTGGCGCTCCAGGTGTCACAGTCGGGCGAGTTTAGCTTCGATATGGCAGCGACCTACGAGGAGATGCCGCGCCTGCTCAACGGCCTGTTTACGGGCGTCGGGCCTAGTAGCGGCGGCAGCCCCAGCCATAGTTCGGGCGGCACATTGGGGCCGTGGAGCTACTTCTACGAGGCGCCTGTGGCCAGCGTCAACGTGCCTTATACCTACACGATGGAATATGGCACGACGGGTGCCACTTACCGCGCCCCTGGCTCAGTAATCAAACACCTCAATATCAAAGGCGAGGCTGGCGGTCTGTGGACGATGACGGCGGACGGCTTCTCGCAACTAATCGTCGCGTCCTCGTGCGGCCTATCGTCGGGGCCAGTCGACCGCACGGTGAATCCGATTCGCATGGCCGATACATCGCTGGCCATCGACGTTAGCACTGGCACTATCGGCACTACTACAGCGGCGGCGACGCTCATATCGTTCGAGCTCGACGTAGAAAGCAATCGGCATCCCAAGCTATTCGCGGGCCAGGTCTATCCAGGTGCATGGGGCGATGCCGCCTACACCGGCAGCCTCAAAGTGACCGCCGAGTTCAATGCCACCGCTAAGGCGTTGGTCGATCAGTTGCTCAGCACGGCGGGCGTAGTTAGTGTTACTACGGCGCAGACCGTCAAGAAGCTCGTCCGTATCAAGGCGATCCAGGGGTCGAGTATGGCGACGAAGGCCGCCGAGATCGACTTCGCCGGCGTCCTGGTGGATGGCGCTGAGCTATTCGGCGACCGCGACGGCAACATGACCGTCGATCTAACCTTCAACGGCTGGTATTCGACCAGTCTCTCACTAGCGGCATTGGCGACTGGCATGACCGCTAATGGCAACTGGCTCGGTATGGTGGTGACGCACGGCACCAGCACCACGACTGGATAGAAAGGAACGCCATGACGAAACTCATAGTAACGCCCATCGATCCGACGGCGCCGGGCTCATACCGGCAGCGCAAGAACCTATTGAACATAGCACGCAAGCTAGATTCGGTGCGCGACGGCGGCTCTGATTGGCGCGATGTGGTGGCGGTATACGACGCCATCGAAGCGTTGATTATACCCCGTCTGCGTACCGATGATGGGACGACGGTGGAAGATGCGCTCGACCAGCTCTCAGCCGAACAATTCGACGAATTGCTGGGCAAGGTTTCAGTGGGGGCCGATGTAGTCCCCCCGTTGAACGCCAGCGACTCATCCTCGCTCTCCGAGGACACGGCAGCGAGCCCCCAGAATGGGTCATAGATTTGTTGCTGGCGGAAGCCTGGCACGTGCCGCCGTGGGTGATTGAGGCGGAGGCGCCCGACATCTGGGTGTATCGTTGGCAAGTGCTAGAGACTGAGCGCGCGCGGGCACGCGAGCCTAAGAAGAAGGACAGCCTAATCTAATGGCCGAGCGTGTAGAGATAATCATCGAAGGCCAGGACCGACTGAGCGGCCCTGCGCGCACGGCTACGTCGTCGCTGTCATCGTTGGAGCGGGCGGCAGGTACGGGCGCTGCGGGCATAGGTCGGCTCGATACCGCCTCGCGCTCGGCGGAAGCGTCGGTCGGCGGCCTGGGTACCGTCATGCGAGGAGCGGCGGGCACGGCGCTGGGCTTCGCCGCGCTCGGCGCACTTTCGGGTGTGATCAGCGGTTTCGCTGGCTCATTCATCGGCATGAATACCCAACTAGAGACTGCCGAGATGCAATTCACAACGTTGCTCGGCAGCGCCGACCTTGCCAGGGAGCGCATTGCCGAACTCTACAAGTTTGCTGCCGTGACCCCGTTCGAGTTCCAGGATGTACTACAGGCGTCGCGCGCTCTGGAGATGGCGGGCGGCGCGGCGCTGGCGACGGGCAAGAGCTTGACTATGGTGGGCGACGCCGCCGCCGCCACAGGAGCGCCATTCCAAGAGGTGGCGATGTGGACGGCGCGCATGTATTCGGCGATGCAAGCGGGGCGGCCCTTCGGCGAGGCGGCGCAGCGATTGCAGGAGTTGATGATATTGGCGCCCGACGTGCGTAACGAACTTGAGGCGTTGCAAAAGTCGGGAGCCGACGGCGCCAAGCTCTGGGACGTGTATACCAAAGCCATGGGTCGCTATAACGGCGCTATGGCGAACCTAGCTGGCACGTTCACTGGTATGCTCACGACAATCAGCGACTCTATCAACATGGCGCTTGGCGCATTGGGCAAGCCGCTGTTCAATGTCCTCAAAATGGGGATGCAACCAAGCATCGACTTCCTCTCCGGGCCGGTGTCGGACGCATTCACGCGGTTAGGCGAGCGCGCCGAGATAGGCGTTGCCGGCATAGGCGCCGCGTTCGGCGGTATCGGCAGACTGATAGAGCAGATGCTCGGCGGGCCGATAGGCGATGCGTTCGGCTGGGGCTACGACCTCATGCAGGCGTATGCCGACGGCATAATGGACGGCGCCTCGTCGCTGATCGGCGGCGTCGCTTCCTTTGTCGGCGACCTGATAGGCTCGTGGTTCGAGGCGTTCTCGCCGCCGCGCATCCTGCCCGACATCGACCAGTGGGGCGCGGCGACAATGGAGGCATATCTGAAGGGGTTTGAGAAGGCTGACTTCGGCGTCTTCAAAAACCTCGGCAACGTCATCGAATCACAGCTGAAGTCGATGGTGAAACTTGGCCAACTGCCCGAAGAGGGCTTGGTGCCGGCGATTATCGGGCGGCGCACGGCGCTGGCGCAAGCTATAACGCTGATGCGGACGGGGCAGGCGGTCAGTCAGGGGTTGCTCGATAGCCTGACTGAGGGCTTCGGGCGCTCTGCCGATGCAGTCAAAGCCTATCTGACGGCGGAGATGGCAGTGATACCAGCGACCCGCGCAGTCGAGTCGGCGCAGGACAGGCTTACGGCGGCGCAGCGGCGGTTGTCCGAGATGCGCCGGCAACGTGTGACCGGCGGCGCACTGGAATCGGCACAAGCCGAGGTTGAGGCGGCGCAGGACAATCTACAACTGGCCCGCGACCAAGAAAACAGTCTAAAGAATCAGGCCGATCTTGCCAAGAATCTCGTCGATGCCATGTCCGACAACAAGAGTTTGCAGGTACAGATGGTGGAGGCGTTGAACAAGGCGGCGGACGCGGCGGGCAAGGTCGGCGACAATATCAGCAAGGGTGTCAGCAAGGCGACTGCCGAGGCCAAAGAAAAGATTATCAGTGAGTTCGAGTTAGCCAAGAAGGGCGTCCAGGAGCGCGTCGCCGCCTTCTTCGATCCACTGACGACGCAGGCGGCCAAGATCGGCGAGAAACTACGGGCCGCGCTCGGCAACATCGGCATCACGCCGGAGCAGATCACCGGCGTGGCGAATGCGCTGGGCCGCATAACTGGCATCGCTCTGACGGGCCGCGGAGCGATGATAGCATGGGGCGTGGCTGCGGGGGTGCTCGGCATTGCGATCGGCGGGTTGTCGGGAATCATTGGAATGCTTACATCGCCATTTGCGCTAGCGGCAGCTGCTGCTGCCGCATGGCAGACTAACCTCGGCGGCGTGCAGGAGCGACTGAAGACACTATTCGCGGCACTAGAGGCTGGCGACCTTTCTGGCGCCTTCGATGTCGTGAGCGCCGCTATCGGCGAGTTGGTGGCGTGGATAGGCGAGCAGGCAGCGCCGATAATAGACCAACTCGGTAAGTGGACGGACGCCTTCCTCGCTTGGGCCGAGAAGGTCTTGCCGCCGCTCATGGATAAGGTCGGCACGTGGGCAGCGGCCTTTGTCGCTTGGATTGGGCCGATGATACCGCCGTTCTTGGCTCGACTCGGTGAACTCACTGGCAAATTGCTGGCCTGGCTTGGCGAACAGACAGGTAGGATTCTAGGCAAACTCGGCGAGTGGGCGATGGCGTTCTGGGCGTGGATAGAGCCGATGATACCGCCATTTATTGCTAAGATTGGCGATTTGGCATCGGCGCTACTTGCTTGGATTGTGGCTGCCATTCCACCGCTTGCCGAGAAGTTGGGCGAATGGGCGTTAGCCTTCGTTCGTTGGGTCGCGCCTATGATACCCAAAGCCATCGGTGCATTGCTATTGCTGGTCGGGGCAATAATGGACTGGATAACCAAAGAGGGACCGCCACTCGCCGAGAGGATACTGTCCGAGTGGTTGCCAGCATTGATTGGATGGGTAGCAAAGGTTGCTATCGCTATCATACCAGAGTTAGTCAAATTGCTGGGCGTCATCGGCGTCTGGATACTGACCCAGGGCGGGCCGAAGCTGCTCATCTTCGCCTGGGAGATGGGCAAGGCAATCATAAAAGGATTGCTTCAGGGATTAGCTAATCTGGGCGTAGAGTTAGGCAAAGCGTTGCAGGATGCGCTAGAAGGTGTTGTCAACGCCATCTCATTCGACCTCGGCCCATTCCACATGGCAAACGGCGTCTTCTGGGTGTCGTGGCCTGAGATTCCTAACCCATTTGCTGGTATGGCTATGGCCACTGCTACGGCGGCTGAGATGGCGCCACCAGGCGAGTTGCAGCGTGGCGGCCCCGTCTTCCCAGGCCGCCCTTATCTAGTCGGCGAGGCTGGCCCTGAATTGTTCGCACCGCGCGGCGCTGGCATCATCATCCCCAACAACGCGCTGCGCAACGACAACAGGCAAGACAACCGCGAGGTGACGGTCAACATCTACGGCGGCGGCGACGCACAGAGCGTCATCGACCGCTTCGCCGCCGATCCGCGCGTCAAGGATTATCTGAAACCGAGGGCCAGATTCTAATGGCATTCATAGTCAAAATCGACAATGTGGCGCTGACCAATCCGCCGAGCCATGTGCAGACAGTCGAGCCGTCGTATGTGGCGACGCAAACGGC